CATTATAATTGTTTATTTTTACCAACCAAGATAAAATTTTTAACAACAAACATAATTAATTTTCAATTTTTTACTTGACTTTTGTTTAAAATAGTAGTACAATTTTTTCAACTGCCAATTATAAGTATTGCTATATGAACAATGAACAAAATCTAATTTTATAAATTTAATAAGGAGAACTGAAATGAAAAATATTAAACTTGACAGAAAAATTTTTGAAACAGATATTGCAAATAATCCCAAAATACCAGTATGTTATGCAATTATGCTAACAGAACCGTATGGGTTATTTGAAAGCAATAATAACAATACAAAGTTTTATTTTAGAACATCTATGAGATTTTTGTCAGAGCGATTATATGAATATGGTATAAACAATATCACTATAACAGAGATTAAAAACATTTTAATTGAATTGCAAAAATTAGATATATGCAGATTTTATGATAGTAAGTTTCAACCACTTAGTTTTAATACAATAGGCGAAACATTTAGCCCAAACCATCGTCATTTTAGCTCTGAAGCTATTCATTTTGAAAGTGTTTTAGAAAATAATTTATTGCACATAGAGGACAATAAAGAAACAACAGTTTCTTATTTTACAGTTAATTTTAACGATATTAAAAAGATTTTATCTTTTAAAAATAACCTAAATGGAGTAAAAGTGATAAATAGCGTCAATGCTTTTTTAAGAATTGTGTCATCTATCAATACAAAAACAAAATATTCATATATATCCTATGATAACATAATACCTGATATTGGGATAAAAAGTTTTAGCTCTATAAACAAGTATATATCGTTTTTATCAGAAATAAATGTATTAAAATACACCAATGCAGGTGTTTTTATTAAAAGCAATCATCAAGGTAGAATTAAATCTAATAACATATATACACTGGCAAGTAATGATGACTTTGAACAAATATTAGAAAATGCAGTAGAAGATGTAAAACAAAAAATGCTTGAACATAATTGGCTACCTTATGGTGTTGTAAAACAACAAAAAGAAGCAATGTAATTAGATTTTTAAATATATCATAACGAACAAAGTGCAATTTAAAAAAATAGAAAGAGGTGCAAATGATATGGGTAAAAATATGGTTAAAATTAATAGACAAATAGCAGATATTAAAATTTGGAATGGTGAAAGAGTTTTAACTTTTGCTGACATTGATAAATTTCATAAAAGAGTTAAGGGTACTGCAAGTAGAAATTTTAAGGCAAACAAAAAGAAATTCACAGAGAGTGTTGATTATTACTTGCTTACACCTATTGGACGAAAATCGTCTATTGAAGAAAATATTGAATTTTCAACACATTTTGAAAAATCACGAATACCACCAAGAGGAATTACTATTTTAACATATACAGGATATTTAATGTTGGTAAAAACATTAACTGATGACTTATCTTGGGAGATTCAAAGAACGTTAATAAACAACTACTTTTTAAACAATAACGTAACACAAGATAATATAAGCATGAAACAAAATAAACAAACACAAACCAACAAACAAACTAATAATATACCAAAAATCAAGATTAACAATTACACAGACCAAATTATTGATATAGATGTTAAAAATAATTGCACTACAATTACAATTGGAGGATATAGGTAATGAAAAATACACAAAGACAATTTGATAGAACTGCATTTGAAGCTATGTTGCAATATCAATATTTAGACGCTATTACTAATTATAATGTTATTATAGGAATACAAAATGATGGAGAACGAACAAAATCTATTCTTGAAACTTCGGAGTTATGTCTATATTATAATAAGCATACAAAAAAATATTGTTTAGATATAGAAACATTATATAAGTTTAGTAATGCAGAATATATGTATCAACATTATTACTTATTAACTTTACTTATGTTGTATTATCTAAAAGATGATGGATATGATTTTAGTTTTATAAAAAGAAATCTATCTGATAGTCAGATTGTAAAAGACATAAAACAAAAATATAAAAACAAATTGTTTGCTGATAGCATAGGCGATTGTATGGAACATACTAATTTGAATTGCTTGTTGGTTGAATATTTGTGTAAATTTAATATTAATGGGTTAATTGAGGAATTAGACTAAAGGAGTTGTTTTGTTTGCTAAATAATCAAGTATATGTGTATATGGTTGATACATCAGCTTTTTATACACCAGAGGAAAAATTATTAGGAGATGCCTTAAATGAATTACATCGTCAAAGAAATGATTTAAAAAAGGAATTATTGAAAAAAAACATAGATGAACAAACAAAGTACAATTATAGAAATCAGATATTGGATTTAGGACATCAAATAAACAGTCAAAAAAAAGAATTGCTGTCATTGTTAAAAATCAATGTGAACAAAACAAGACAGCTGGATAAAACTCACTTAAAACCAAGTAATGTAGTTGGGGTATTTGAGTCTAATACTACTCGTGTATTACAAATGTCTATTGGAAGTTTGTCTATGGATATAATAATTTTACAAGTATATTTCTTTTCAGTTTTAGAAAGTATAATCAAAAACGGATTTGAATATATAGACGAGGAAACAGGAGAGGTAGTAAAATATAGGTCTTATACCGCAAGTGCTGGACAGATAAGAAAAAAGAAACTTGTGCTTATCAAAGAAGATTTATATAACAAATATGAGCAAACATTGTTTTGTGGATTAACTGTAGACAAAATAAATTCTAAAGGTGGCTGTAATACAAATAAGTTTTTAGCTTACACAGCTCTAAACAATAGTGCTACTGATGTATGGAAAGATTTTGATATACGTAAAACCATTGTGGTAGAGGACATGGAGTTTGATGTCAATGGAGAAGTTGATTTTATAGATTATCAAACTTTTGAAATAACAAGACAAAATATGCCTGTACCTATTCCGCATACTGACGGTTGTGGAATGATGTTATATAAAAAATACAAAAAAGCACACATGGTAAGATTGCCGTTTGTAAAAGGATTGTTAGTCCCCTTCCCTTTTGATGAGTTTATTTTAGAACAAAGACAAAAAACTGGTGATAATAACATAGGCTTGGTTACTGATATTTATGGAAAGCAATGGGATATTATAAACGACAACATTGAGGTAATACTAACAAAATCTCAATTCAAAATGCACAAATATTATACAGATTGGCAAGAGTACCAAGATAGTTTTGAAAAATTTAATTGTGATGCTTGTATTTGCAATCAAGAAGAAGATTATATTAAAACATCTACTGTTAGCTATCAGATGTTGCAAACATTAACTGATATATCAGATGATGAATTAGCGGATTTATGTAAAGATACAAAACAAGAAATTGTGAATATTAGTAGCGATATAAAAACTATGTTATCTGTATTAGGTGCTACAAAATATAACAAACGAAAGAACTTTTACCAAAAATCCTTGTATTTATATCCTGAATTATTGCAAGATGTATATTCTAAAGAAGTGTTGAAGAACAAAAAAAGAAAGTTGTTAAAGGACGCTTATGCAGGTAAAATTAATGTTGGTGGCAGATATACTTTTGTTTCTCCTGATTTATATGCTTTTTGTGAATATTTGTTTTTAGGTATTGAAAAACCTAAGGGTTTACTGAATAGTAATGAAGTTAGTTGCAATTTGTTTGAGGACAGCAAAGAATTGGATTGCCTTAGAAGTCCACATTTGTACAGAGAACACGCTATTAGGATTAATAAAAACAATAAAGCAACTCAAAAATGGTTTGTTTCTAAAAGTATTTATATAAGCACCAATGACTTAATAAGTAAGTTACTCCAGCTTGACTCTGACGGAGATATGCTACAAGTTATAAATAATGCCAATTTTGTTACAATAGCAAAAAGAAACATGGAAAACGACAATATAGTTCCACTCTATTACGAAATGAAAAAAGCTGATGCAAATATTCTTAATCCACATAGTTTATATAATGGTCTTGAAACAGCATATACTGGGGGTAATATAGGTGCTGTGAGCAATGATATAACCAAGATATGGAATAACAAGGAAATGAGTTTAGATTGTATTAAATATTTGTGTATGGTAAATAATTTTACGATTGACGAAGCCAAGACATTATTTACATTACAGTTACCCAAAGATATTTCTAATAATATCAAAAGATTTACAATGAATAAATTACCACGTTTTTTTGAATATGCTAAAGATAAAAAACCACATCAGTTATCAGAAAGAAACGATAGTACGGTAAACAGATTGTATAATATTATTGGAAAACCAAAGTTAAATTTCAAAAAATCATCTTTGCCTAATTTTGATTATAGAATGTTGAAATGTAATAAAAGATTGATGTATGATGAAAAAGATGTATTACATTCTCAAATTGTAGACTGTTATAAAACATATAGTAAAAAAATAAAACAAAGAGAAGAAAATCATAGTAATACTACTTTGTATGAGTATAAATTGTACAGAGATGAATTAACACAAAAATTTTCTGATATCAATTTTGTTTGTGATATTCTGATTGAGTATTTGTATAATGTTAAAAACTCAAGATTTAAATTAACATTATGGTCTATTTTTGGAGATATAATTTATAACAATCTTTGTATTAATCTTAAAGACGAGTATATAAAGCTAACAAAGAAAAAAGTTATAATTAGTAGTATATGGAAGTTATATACTATATGTGAACACTGTGGCCAAAGAACTGTTAAGGTTACAAACAATCAGAAATATTGCAAACCATGTGCTAAGATTTTAAATAATAGAGCAACGAACAAAAAATAATTTTATAAAACTATTGACAAATTAGAAAGGAAGAGTTAAAATAATGGAAGCATTAATTAAAGTAACAATAAATGAACAAGAACAACATATTGTAAGCGGTAGAGAATTACATCAATTTTTAGAAGTAAAAGAAAGATATACTCAATGGTATAAACGAATGACAGAATATGGTTTTACTGAAAATGTTGATTTTACTACAGTGTCCGAAAAAACGGAAATAGCAAACGGTGGATATCAAGAAAAAATAAATCATGCGGTTACACTAAATATGGCAAAACAAATTGCAATGATACAAAGAACAGACAAAGGCAGACAGGCAAGAGAGTATTTTATTGCTATAGAAAATGCTTGGAACGACCCAGAGTTAGTTTTAGCAAGAAGTTTACAATTTGCTAATAAAAAATTACTTGCGTTTGAAGAAAAAATTAAAAATCTTGAAAACAAAATTGAAGAAGATAAATCAAAAGTAAGTTATTATGATAATATACTACAGTCAAAAGATTTAGCAACAATTACTTCTATAGCAAAAGATTATGGATTAAGTGGCAAAAAGTTAAACCAAATATTAAAAGATAATAAAATACAATACAAGCAAGGTGGTATATGGCTGTTATATTCTAAATATCAAAATAAAGATTATACCCAAAGTAAAACTGTAGAATATACTCGAAATGACGGGACTATCGGTGCAACAATGCACACTTGTTGGACTCAAAAAGGTAGATTATTTTTATATGAATTACTAAAAGAGTTAGGATATTTGCCAACTTTAGAAAAAGAAAAACAATAAACTATAAACACACAAACAAATTATAATATTACAAAAATATTCAGAACATACTTAAAAGTATAGATAATATTTGAACTTTTTTAGAGTAGTTTTATAAGTATAGTAATTGCAATGTGTTTCAGCGTTCCTCAAGTAGTCTTTAAAGGAACATTATATAAAATTGATTTTTAAAAATCAATTAATAAACCAACAAAGGATTAAGTTATGAGCAATAAATGTACCCAATTAGCACATGAGTGTAAAAAATGTATTTTACGTCAAGAGGGAAATTGTAAAGGAATTTTTTTTAACGACAATATGAATATAAACAACGTTCATGTATTTGTTTGCCAAAAATATTTAAGAACTATGGCAAAAAGAAAAAATAAAAATAAGTAAAACGTACCATCTACAGGTTTTCTCTATTTCTCCTTTTTTACCTGTAGTAAAAACTGTTTGATGTGTAGTTTGGTTAGAAGCATCTTATAAAATTTTAAAATAATAAGGGGATAATTAAAATGAAAAAAGAAATTACAGTAACAAAAGCATTAAGTGATTTAAACGTATTAACAGGTAGAATTGAAAAAGAAACAGATAAACTTACGGTATTAAGCACTAAACTAAAGTTTAAAAACGTATTAAAAGACAAAAATATTAATGTCGATGATTTTAAAAATGAAGTTAAAGCGAACTATCAATCTATTTTAGATTTGATAAAGAATAGAGATATTATTAAATCAGCAATCATACTCTCAAATGCAAAAACAAAAGTAGTGATAGCTGGCAAGGAATATACTATAGCAGAAGCTATAGATAAAAAGAACAGAATAGCATTAGAAACAGATTTGTTAATGAAATTAAAATCTGAATTTGTAACTAAGTCAAAACAAGTTACTAATTTTAATGATAAACTGGAAGCACAAATTGACAAAGAAAGAGAAATAATGTTAAGTGGTGATAATGCTAAAAACAAAGATATTGTTAAGACAGCAGAAGAGCTTGCTACAGCTAAAAGAGAAAGCAATTCAGTAGAGTTGGTTGACCCACTAAATATTGAAAAAGTAATAAATGAACTTGAAGATGGTATTATGTCTTTCAAAGCAGAAGTAGACCAACAATTATCGGTTTCCAATGCTATAACATTAATTGAAATAGATATATAAAAACATAATACAAGTATTGTGGTTATAACGAAAACATTAAATTTAAGCTCCCTACTCTTGAGGGATATCAAGAGAGCCAAAACAATTTGAGATTCTTGTAAATGCTAAATAAAGAATATCTCCAAAGAAGATTGAGGATATCAAATCTATCAAGTGGTGTATCGGTATTGCACGAAAATGAAGATAATAATATAATAATATAAGGGTTGTAATATGCGTGCAATACTATGCGTACATGGGAATAAAAGATTAAAGGTTAAGGCTTAAATAATAAAGATTAAAACTTAAAGATTAAATTGTCTAAAGTTTAAAAATCAAATATCAAAGGTTTATAAAATCTTCGATAAATGGTTAAAAGTGTTAGCTTAATGAACTTTATGTTTCCACGAAGCTGTTATAATCACATATAACAATAAAATTAATTTAGTGTATTGTAAATTAAACTAACTTAACTTGTTTCAATGCACTAAACAACAAACAAATTAAAATATTATACTAAAAAACAAGAGGGAAAAATAATGGAAAATGTATTAGCCATACAAAATGAAATAAAAGACACTTTTACAAGTTTGGAGCTTGTGGATTTAATTAATCAATTTAGAAAACAAGAGGGTAATGAAAAAGAACTATTACATAAAAACTTATTACAGGTAATTAGAGATGAATTTGACAGAGAAATTAACGAGCTAAAAATTCAGCCCGTTAATTATAAGGATAAAAAAGGCGAGAAAAGAACAATGTATTCTCTTAATCTTAAGCAATCAAGAAGAGTATTGTTAAGAGAAAGTAAGTTTGTAAGATGTGCTGTAATTGAATATATCGATAAACTTGAAAATAAACTACAAGAAGTTTTAATGCCACAAACGTATATTCAAGCATTAGAAAGATTATTAGAGAGTGAAAAGGAAAAAGAAAGATTAAGAATTGCTAATATCCGTCTTGAAAACAAAATTGAAGAAGATAAGCCAAAGGTAAGCTATTATGATACTATATTACAGTCAAAAGATACACTGCCTATATCTGTAATTGCCAAAGATTATGGAATGAGTGGCAAAAAGCTAAATGCATTGCTTAAAGATTTGAAAATACAGTACAAACAAGGCGATATATGGTTGCTGTATCAAAAATATGCGGACTGCGGATATACTCAAACGACAACAGTAAAAATCAAACATACTAATGGTGATGATGGTAGCAGAACACATACTAAATGGACACAAAAAGGCAGAATATTCTTGTATAATTTACTAAAACAGCAAAATATTTTACCAACAATAGAACAAAAAGAAAATGGAGAATTAATAGATGATTCAAATAACTAAAAATGAAAAGAAATATCTTGAAAGTAAAATTAAATATCTTCAATGTTCAAGAACAGTACATAAATATTATGTTCCTGAAACAGAAGAAATTTTAAAAGCACTTCAAGATTATAAAAATATAAACAAACAATCAGCTACAAATAAAACTGTAGGTGAAATCAAGAAAAAGAAGGGGGTATCACATGGCTAAAGGATATTCTGAAACTTGTACTATTGCTTTAAATGGTGTACTCAATATTGAGGACAATGGAAATATAATAGTGGAAGTTGAGGATATTGGCAATGTTGACTTAAAAGACGCTTTATCTAAACTAAATGGTGAAGTTGTGTCAATATCAGCTAAGTTAAAACAAGAAAAAGAATAAAAACAACAAACAAAATTTAATTTTATGTAAACAAAAACTAAACTAATTTATTGAAGGAGATTTTTTAAAAATGGCAAAGAAACTAACAGATGTAGTATATGAGCAAAACAGAGATTCTAAATTGACAAGAGATGGAGCTAAGGAAGCAGTACAAATGGTTGTTAAAGCTATTCAAACAATGCTTTTAGAGGATGAAGAAGTTAAGCTATTTGGTCTTGGTTCACTAAAAACAAAAACAACTACACCAAGGAAATATAGTGTAAATGGATATTCAGGAACTTCGGAGCCTAAAAGAAAAGTTAAATTTAATTTATACAATGCTTTTCTTGAAACACTTAACGAATAATAATTACGAAAGGTAGACATAATATGGCAACTAAAACAAACTTGAAAAAGAAAGTAGTAATGCACAAGTGTAGTTGCTGTGGAACTGAATACATAACACAAAAAGGGAATTTCTTAATAGGAGATTCCCTTTTATATAAGCAAGAAGATAGTTATATACCTATATGTGTTGTATGTATAAACAAATATTTTAATGATATATTGAAAAGAAACAATAATTCATACCATGTGGCTTTTAAAACTATTTGTGCATTAACCAATATGTATTACAATAATAATATTGTAAATACATTACTTGAATCTGATAAAATGAGTAATACTTTTACGAATTATGTAAAATTATCCAATTTATCTCAATACAAAGGCAAAACATTTAATGATACTGTTATTGAAGATAATCAGTTATTTTTGGATTATATTGAATTGCAGAATAAATTTGAAAATGCACAATTTAAAGAATTTACACAAGATGAAGATGATAAAGCTAAGTTACTTAAAAGCATAGACCAGCTCTATGATGAGTTTTCAAAAGGGAAAAATCTTGAGTTGTTTTGGGGTTTTGATTATACAAAAGAAGAACACGTTTTACTTGAAACGCATTTCCAAGAGTATTTGTCTGAATATGATATTAAAAATAAAGTTGAAGAAGAATTATTTAAGTCATTATGTCAAACAAAATTAGAAGCAGATAAGGCTCGTTTGGTTGATGTAGATAAATATAAAAAGCTAACAGAATTATGGCAAAAAACATTAGATAGCGCAAATATTAAACCATCACAACAATCTTCAGATGAAATGAGTGATAAACAGGTACTTGGTGTGCTTATTAAAAAATGGGAAAATACAAGACCTATTTCAGAGCCACAAAAAAGATGGGCTGATGTTGATGGTTTGTGGAAAATGGTGGTTTTATTTATTGGAAGTTTAAGTAAAATGGTAGGTTTAGATAATAAATACAGCGAAGAATACGAACAAGAAATAGGTAAGTATACTGTTCAACAATCAGAATATAATTCAGCTAATACAACACAAGAAAAAGAAAATATTGAAGAAATGTTTGGTGAGTTTTAATGCCTAAGAAAAATTTTAAGATTTTGGATTTAATGACAAGGTCTAAATCAAAATCAACAGAAAGACGAAAACTCAAAGAATATACGTCTTCGTATGTAGATTATTCTAAAGAAAAGACATTTGACGGATTTAATATGAATATCCGTAATGACAGAATAATGCAAGGTGTTGATGTATGGGCTGGATATTACAGAAAAAATCCTCATAGATTTGCACAAGAATATTTGGGATTTTCTTTAAAATGGTTTCAAGAGTTAATTTTATATGCTATGAATATATTTCCATTTTTTATGTTTATTGCAAGTCGTGGATTGGGAAAAACATATATTACAGCTTTATTTTGTTGTATTAAATGTATTTTATATCCTAACATCAAGGTTGTTATAGTTGCAGGACAAAAAACACAAGCCGTTGAGGTTGTTGATAAAATAATCAAGGAATTATATGCTAATTCCCAAACATTGCGAATGGAGATTAGGAAGTATACTTTAAATGCACAAAATGCTGAAATAGTGTTTTGGAACGGTAGTACAATAAAAACAGTTACAGCTAATGACGGGGCAAGAGGTGTTAGAAGTAATTTATTGATATTTGATGAGTTTCGTATGATTGATAAACAGATACTTGATGACGTATTAAGAAAATTTAATATAGTACCAAGAATTACACCGTTTTCAAGCAATCCAAAATACTCACATTTGCAAGAGGATAACCAAGAAATATATTTGACTTCTGCATGGCTTAAATCACATTGGTCTTGGCAACATCTTAAAACTTATGCTACATCAATGTTGCTTGGTAGAGGTTATTTTTTATGTGCCTTGCCGTATCAAATAGCAATTAGAGAAGGATTGCTAAAACGTTCAGCAGTTGAGAATTTAATGCAAGAAAGTACGTTTGACCCTGTGTCCTTCACTATAGAAATGGAATGTAAGTGGTTTGGTGGAGTTAAAGATGGATATTTTGACCTTGAGGAGATAACTTTAAGAAGAAATATTGAAATGCCTTTATATCCAGCACATTTGTGTAAAAAACTTGGTTTAAATCAACTAAGAAAACAAACAGGTGAAATACGAATATTATCAATAGACGTTGCTTTGATGGGCGGTAAGAAAAATGACGCTACAGCCTTGTCTGTAATGCAATTAGTACCTGATGTAGATAGTAGATATGTCAGAAATATTGTATATATGGAAACAATAGAGGGCGGTCATTCAAACTTACAAGCTATAAGAATAAAGCAATTATTTAAGGACTTAGATATAGATTACATAGTAATAGACGCTAATGGTAACGGTATGGCCGTAACAGACCAGTTACAACAACCACAAATAGATAGAAAGAAGAATATAGTCTATCCTGCTTTAAATGTTTTTAACAGAGAGGATATGGCTACCAGATGTCAAGATGAAAATGCACCAAGTGTTATTTATGCGGTTAAAGCTGATAATACATTTAACTCTAATGTTGCTATATATCTTAAAGATGATATTAGAACAGGTAAATTAAATTTACTATATGACGAATACAAGGGTAGAGAGGTTTTATCAGACACACCTAAATTCTTTAGTTTGCCAGTTGAAGAACAGGTAGAGTTAATAGACGCATATTTGCAAACATCACTTCTCATAAGAGAAATGGTTGAGCTGTCATATACAAATGATAAGGGCTTAATTAAAGTGTTTGAAAAGAGTGGTAACAGAAAAGATAGGTACTCATCTTTGGCTTATGCCAATTACTATGCGAACGAACTTGAAATAGAGTTAAGACAAAACAAGACTGATACAATAGATTGGAGTAAAATACCTTACTGTACAAGTGTGGTAAGTTTTAGATAAGGAGGTGTTTGGAATAAGTGAAGATGTAAAAGTATTAATAAATACAATGCAAGATGATACAATAATTGCTACAACATTAATGCAACAACAGGAATTTCAAAGGTCTATTGCTCAAAGTTTAAAGGAATTTGACCCAGCCAACAGAAAATATTCAGCTTTTCTTAAAGGCAATGCAACAAACAGTAAAATTACACATGAACTACTTGACCAATTAACACAAAATTGTAGAAACGAAGTAGATAAGATTGTTAATATTTCATCATTAATAGAAAATGAAATTACTCAAAACGGAATAATTGGCAAAACATACGAGGTAATAGAAACTAATCTAAACACTGATTATAAGCTTACATACAGGGATTTTACAAGTAATAAAACTAAATCAAAACAATTAAGCAAAGTAAAAGAATTGATAGACAACTTCAACGAATACGTCGGTATCGAGCAAATCATAGCAAATTCTATCTTAAACACTTATGCTACTGGCAATGAAGTGTTGTATTTAAGAGGTAATGCAAACAGTGGATATAACATTGACGTTTTTCCGTTGAAAGTTGTCGAAGTATCTTCTTATAAATATGGTAATGACCCTATTTGTATGGTGAATATCAAGGTATTAAAAGACCAGTTAAAAAAGACAATGCTTAAACTTAAATCAGGTAAAGCTATGTTTTTTGAAACAGTCGAACAAGAAATAAAGAAAAACTATCCTGATGAGGTTTATAAAGCATACAAGAATAACGAAAACTATGCAATATTAGAGCCAGACAAAACATATATAATGAGGATTAATAATCTGAATAAAAAATATGGACTATCCCCTATTTTCAAGGCTTTAAAAGATAATCTAATGTTAGAGTCTTTTAAAGAAGCTGATAGACTTAACGCAGAAGCAAGAGCTAAGAAAATACTTGTTCAGTATCTTAGTGATAAATTACTTGATAAAGGCAAAACATACGGACAAGGCGAAATGGCTTATGCACATGGTAATTTGATGTCAGCTTGGGGGCAAAAGATAGTTGTTACCACACCTCCTGCCTATGTTACAAAAATAGAATATGTAGAGCCAAAGGTGGAAATGACGGACCAAAATACATATCAGGAATACAGAAACAATGTGCTTAATGCACTTGGTATAGGCTTTTTGGCAACACAAACAGGAAATTCAGTATCTACTGCAAATATAAGTGTTAAACAGTTAATGAATACTATTAATGCTATTTCTAAGGAATGTGAAAGAGCTATTAATAAATTCTATAAAGCTATTCTTTTGGATAATAAAATTGGATTGGATTATGTTCCTAAAATATCTATTATTGATTCAGAAATGATGGAGTTTGATTTAAGAAAAGAATTATCGGAATTTGTATTTAATAGGCTTAATGCAAGTTATGAAACAGCTTATGGTATTCTTGGACTTGATGTTGAAGATGAAAAACAAAAAAGAATAACTGAAAATGATAACGGATTTGATAAAATATTTACACCACATCAGACATCAGCTACATTTTCAACTAAACAAAATAATAATACGGTTGATAAGGATTCAGATAAAAAATCTGATAATCCAGATAAACATCAATATGACGAAAACTACAATGATAAAGTAAGAAAATAGAAAGGTAGGTGAAAAATGGAAAGATTACAGTTATTTAGTAATAAAGTTAGTATAGCAAGTACAAAATCAGATAATTATTTTGACGCAGAGTTTGTAATAGGTGGTTTTGACTCCAATGCCAATGGTGATATGGTAAATAGACAAACTATTAAAAATTGGCTACCTACCCTACTTTTTACTCATCTTGTAGGCAATATTAAACCTAATTACAATGGAGAGTATGATTTTACGGGACATGAAATGAAACGAGTTATCACAATCAGTGATGATGGTGATATATCAGAGGAATGTGTACTTGATACTAAGGGTTTTGGGACTTGTATTAAAGCTGAAATACAACAAATTGATGGTAAAGAGTTTATTGTTGCTACTTTTAGAATTTTTGAAAGATATACAAATGCTTCAAATTTAATCAAACAAAGAATAGCAAATGGTACACTTTATTCGTCTTGGGAAATAGGAATTAAATCTTATCACATGGTTGGTGATACAAGAGTAATTGACGACGGTGAGTTTTTAGCTCATTGTGTACTTGGTGCTGATGTACTACCTGCTTGTAAAGACGCAAAATTACTAAATGTGGCAAGCGTTAATGAAAGTCAAAATCAAAATCTTGAAACTATACTACTTCAAGATATGGAAAGGAATGGTGAGTTAATGAAGAAAAATGAAATGTCAACTGCACAAACAGAAGATATTGTAAAGGCAAATGATATACAAGATACTATAGAGCCAGCAATAGAGCCTGTGGTTACAGATGATGATACAGATGATAATACAGCACCTGTAGACAATCAAGATACTGTAGAGCCAATAATAGAGCCTTCAACTGTGAGTTTAACAGATTCTGAAGTGTATAATATGTTATCAACAAAGCTAAATGAGAAATTTAACGACTGTACTATAGCATATTATTATCCTATAGAAAAGACAGTATTAATTCAAGCTAATAGCAATAATCAAAATGCCTTAGACTTTAAACAAATCACATACGCAACAGATAATAACAGTGTAGAAATAGTAGACAGCAAAGATGTTACTCTTATAGTAAAACCTACTGATATCAATATTTATGCCACTGAAATGCAAACAAAACTTGACCTTGCAAACAAAGGACTTGAAACAGCGACAGCGTCTATAAAAGAATTACAAGATACAGTTGTAGAATACAAGGTGTATAAAGCACAAATTGATGAAATTCAGGAACAACAAGCACTTGCACAAAAGAAAGCTAAACAAGATGTTTTGACAGATAAACTTAAATCACTTTGTGGAATGTCAGATGACGAAATATCACAAAATGAAGTGTTGCAAACAGCTATAGCAAGTCTTGATGATACGACTATACATAGTTTTATAGTAGAAAATATGTTAAAAAATAAGCAAGTTGTATCTACTGCGTCTACTGACAATATACAAGCAAAAGCTGATATTAATTCAGTACCGACTGATGAATACAAATATGATGGTTCAATTATGAAAAATTTATTTTAGGAGGTTATAATGTACAGAAGATTACAAGAATTTGTAGGAAAAAATTATGACGCTACATACAGTGCTAAGGTAAAAATGACTTTTGGTACATTTGTAGAAAAAGACAGAAAAGAAAAGAAAGTAAAACTACCAACAGCAGGAGCTAAGAATGTATTTTTGGTAGGCAAAGAACGACTAACTGAAGGTAAGTATGTCGTTGATATGCAAAGAAGTGATTATGATGAACTTTTTGAAACAATAGACGCTAACGAAATGGTTGTACTTGAAACACTTGTTCAAGGCGAACAATATGCTATAGACCAAATAGTAGAAACAGGATTACAAGCAAATGACAAGCTAAAAGTTAATGCACAAGGTAAGCTTGAAAAAGACGCTACAGGTGCTGATGCAATAGCTGTTTATGTTGGTGAATATATGGATGCAGGACATAAATTACACGCTATAGAAATACTGTAGTTATGGACAAATTGGTAGAATTGTATGAGAAAAATAGACATAGCAATAAGGTATACATGGATAATAGTGCTACAACAATGGTAGATTATGAAGTTATAAATGATATGTTGCCTTATTTTGTGTCTGATTACGGCAATCCTTCAAATAATCATACACTTGGTAATACTGCTAAACAAGGGATACTGAAAGCCAAACAACAAATAGCAAAACTAATAAATTGTAGTTCGGAAGAAATTTACTTTACATCTGGAGGAACAGAAAGCAATAATTGGGTGTTAAATGGGGTTGTTCAAGCAAGTGAAAAACCAAACAAAAATATTATAACAAGTAAGATAGAACACAAGTCTATACTTAATACTTGTAAAAATCTTGCTGACAGACAATTATGTGCCACTAAATACATAAATGTTGACATCAATGGTTTTGTAGATTTACAACAACTTGAGCAATCTATTACTGACAATACTATACTTGTGTCTATAATGTATGCAAACAATGAGGTCGGTACAATTCAAGATGTTGAAAAAATTAGACAAATCACCAAAGATAAAAATATATACTTGCACACAGACGCAACTCAAATTATAGGGAAACAAATAATAGATGTTAAACAGCTCGATATTGACTTTATGACTTTTTCAGGACACAAAATACACGCACCTAAGGGTATAGGAGTGTTATATATCAAAAAGGGAATTGATATTAAACCTTTTATTTATGGTGGTAGTCAACAAGATGGTAAAAGAAGTGGTACAGAAAATGTTCCTTGTATAGTTGGACTTGGTAAGGCTTGTGAGCTATTGTTTGATAATCAAGTAATATACAATATAAGAATAAAATCACTTCAGGATTATATGATTGAGAAATTACAACAACTGCCTGATGTAATAATAACTGGCTCTATTGATAAAAGGGTTAATAGTATTATTAGTATTTGTGTCAAAGGATTAAGTGGTAATGCTATTGTACTGGCTCTTGATACTTGTGGAGTGGAATGTTCAAGTGGTTCAGCGTGTAACGAAAAAACAATTACTAAATCCCATGTTTTAGAAGCAATGGGAGTAAGTGATGATTATATCAAGGGCTCTGTAAGATTTAGTATTTCAAAATACACAACATTAATTGAAATAAAATATGTAATATCAAAACTTAATACTGTAATAAACACATTAAAGACTATATAGAAATATATGGTCTTTTGTTATTTAAGGAGGTTAAAATGGATAAAACTGCAATAGCAAGTTTAATGAAAGAAGATGGCAGACTGTTTTCTTGGGCTTCAAAAGTAGCAAGAAAATTGGACTTGACTGCCGAAGAAAAAGACATATCAAAGGAAATAACAGCTTGGGCTAATGAGATAGGAAATTCAGGCAGAGATAGAGATGGCTCATTTGCGTCTTATATCAAGTCTGTTGTAACACCAGAACTTGATGCGTCAAGAGATGCTTTGATTGATATGATATTTAATCAAGGACAAATAGGTGAATTTGACGAAAAGATATATACAAAATTGCCTAAGAATACACTTAAAGCTTATGATTCAGCTAAGGGTGGAAATGTTCCTAAGTCTTATCTTGATGTAGGTAATTTGAAACCAACTCTTAAACACTCACAAGTTGAGTTTGAAGTGCCTTATATTGAGTTTAGAAAACCTGATAGTTTTAAAACTGTAGCTAAATACACTGTTTATGCGGAAGAAGCTCTAAAAAACAAGTTGTTTTCTGACGTATTTAATGTGCTTGACGCCACTATAACAGGTACGGCTGTGGGTGGTGGTAATTTGACACTTCAAGTTATGGACACGTTCACAACTGATTTGTATGACAGAATGGAAACTGATGATACAAAACTTATAGTAACTCTTAATAAATACGCTAACCAAATAGGCAGACTATCAGGTTATGCTGACTATCTAAGTAATGATATGAAGAACGAACTTAATAAGTATGGTATGGCTAAGATGTTTAACGGATTTAATATAGCAGGACTTTCAGGTTATAAGAAAACTCAAGATGGACAACTTGTAATACCTGATAAGAAAGTGTTCGCTTTCTTGGGTAAGGTTGGAGACATAGATATGAGAGGTGATATCAGAGTATATGAAACATCTGATAACAACAAGGAAGTGCTAAATGTCAAGATTACTGGATTTGATTACAGCTTTGCTATAACAAAACCAGACAAAGTACATAAACTTACATTGTCGTAATATATAAAGCATAGTGGTATTTAATAGTATCACTATGCTTGTTTTAATCAAGAAAAATCAATAATAAAGGAGATAAGGAATGTCAAATATAATATCAGTATATAATCAAACACCAATGCAAATAATGGCTGAAACAAAATCAGATTTATATGTTTTTGAGCCTTATGACAGTGGGCAAAATGAACGTGATTTAACTGTAGAGGAAATACAATATCTTAACAAAAATACTATGCTTTTTAAACAAGGATATTTAACATTTTATGATAAAGATAAAGAAGAAATGTACAATGAATTGAATTTAAAGGCAGATAATATAATATCAAGAGAAGAAATAATTGACGCTATAGAAAATCCTACAAAGGAAAAATTACAAAAATTAGTGGATATTCAATCACTACAAGTTTTTCAAAGAGTAAAATTTGAATTGGTTGGATTATTGTCTATACCAAATAATATTATAAATACAGTTATTCAGGTTATAGATATGAGATATAAAGAACTTGCTAAAAAACAAATTAGGTCAGATATTGAGGTTGGAATAGTATCAATGCCACATCAAGCAGATACACAAGTATTGCAAGATGAAATAGCAAAACTTAAAGCACAAATTGAACAAATGCAAAAACAACAAGATGAACAAGAAACAGATACAGACAACGAAAAAGGTACGGACGAGAATACAGAAAACAAAACTCAAAGCACCAGAGGTAGAAAACCGTCTGCAACAAAGAAATAGAGGTGTTATATGAATACATCTTTTGATACAATAATAGAGAAATTTTTATTTAGAGTTGAAAAAGATAGAAATTTCTTTAATTATTATAAAATAAGCGACAGTGAAAGTCTTGAGATAGTTAAAAAACGTGCTTTAAACTACTTAAAAGAAGCTATAAGCAGACTTAAGCTTAAAAGTAATATATCTTATGATATACTTACATTTAATGATACTAATACAGGTTTTGAAAATGAATTAACAGATGAAGAAATTTACATAATTGTTAGCTTAATGTATGAAATACATTTACAAAGAGATGTAATGCTGTTAAAAGTAATGACAGAAAGATACGCTCCATCTGACTTAACAGTATTTTCACCTGCCAATGAACGAAACAGTTTTTTAAATATGGTTGAAAATGTTAAGATGGAGAATGTTAATTTGCTTGATACTTATGATGTTAGAAACAGACTTGGTGGAACATTTAAAATGTTAGATTATACATTGTAGGTGGTGTGATATGGATAATATGATAGATTACATACGCAAGGTAAACAACGATTATATGGTTGATAGCAACAACGAACATCTACTAAAAGATACAATAACATTTTTAAATAATAGTTTCTCTGATAGTATAGACTTTAGACAAGCAATTGTAAATAATACAACACAAGATTTATTGGTAATAGATGATATAAAAAATCCACATACAAAGATGTTTAAGGCAAGACCACATGAAAAAATAACTGTAGGCGATTTGGTTTATATTGATGACACATATTATCTCATCAATGAAAGTAACGCAAACAATGATAAAATACAATCAGCAACAGGTGTAGAGTGTAATTGGAAACTGAAATGGATATGCCCTATTACAAAAACTATACAAGAAATACCTTGTTATATACAAAATGCCACTAAATACAATACTGGTAAATACGAGGCAAGATATATTGATTATGGTATTTCTCAAATTACCGTTGATATTCCATGTAATGATTTTACAATCTATATTGATACCGATATGAGATTTTTTCTTGATAAAAACACTCTTAATCCAACTATTTATGAAGCAACACAAGTAGACCATTATACATATAATTATCAAGGCAAAGGAATATGTAGAATAAATATGTCTGAAGATAAATACAATCCAGATAAAGACAATATTGAGCTACAACTTGCTGATTATTGGATTGATAAAAAAAATAATATATCTGTTTTTGATAAGATTAATAACAATAACACAAACAATGATATTGTTGTAAAATATAATGGTTTGGCTGAAATAAAAGTAGGATTTAGCAAGAAATTTGAAGTTGTTACTGACAAAAA